TACATATCATTTTATTGTAGATGATCACAGTCTTGCAGGTAATAGTTTAGAAGAAGTAATACAAGGTGGTGGCTATCTTGCGCTGTCTGCAGGAGACAAGATTGTAGGTTTTGAAGAAACAGGTGCAGATGCTCATATTATCATTTCAGGTGAGGAGCATTACCAACCGACATAACGGGATTGCATTTTTGTCTGTAGTATGATATAACTATTTGTAGTATAACTACTCCTGCCCAGTTAGGGCTAACATAGGAGTAGAAAATGTTTAGAAAATTATTTGACAGACTAATAGAAGCTAGAGCAGAATCAGCAAGACGTAAGATTGCAAGATTGCAACTTTACCAAATGACTGATAGGGAGTTACGAGATCTAGGTATTGGCAGACATGACATAGAAAGAGTTATACTTACAGGTAAAGCTCTTTGAAGAACGCAATAAGTTCTTTAATGATACTAGGAGTACTTTGGGAGGAGGCTCGTGGACCCAGTTACAATCATCGGTGGAGCTACCGTAGCGTTCAATGCGTTGAAGAAAGGCTTTCAGGTAGGTAAAGATCTCCAAGATATGTCAGGACAGTTGACCCAATGGGCAGGTGCAATGAGTGACCTGTCCTTTATGGAACAGAAAAATAAGAATCCTCCTTGGTGGAAATCATTAAATGGGGGTTCTATAGAAGCTGAAGCCTTAGAGATTTTTACCGCCAAGAAAAAAGCTGAAGCCATGAGGCAAGAGCTAAAGGACTGGATTAGTTTTAGCATGGGTCCATCTGCTTGGGATGAGCTTGTAGCAACTGAAGGTAGAATACGTAAACAAAAAAAAGAACAAGAGTATCGCAAAGCAGAGATGATTGAAGCGATAGTTACTTGGAGTCTTACTGGAGTAATAATGCTCGTTGGTGTAGGAACACTAGGATTTATACTTTATATGGTGGCATAATGGCAAGAAACTTAACAGAAAAACAACAAAAATTCTTAGACGTGCTGTTTGAAGAAGCTCAAGGTAATTTAGCTAAAGCTAGAAAACTTGCAGGTTATGCAGACGGTGTATCATCTAAAGCTGTTGCAGAGTCTTTAGCAGAAGAAATTGCAGATCTTACAAAAAGGTTTATTTCTTCGTCAGCAACAAAAGCTGCATACTCAATGTTTGAAGTGATGAATAACCCTACAGACTTAGGTAATAAAGAAAAAATGGCTGCTGCTAAGGATGTTTTAGACCGAGGTGGTTTTGTTAAAACAGAAAAGGTAGAAGTATCTGCAGCTAATCCTTTGTTTATTTTACCACAGAAAGCTGATGAAAACGAATAAAACTTGGAAGTTACCTAAACCTTTAGAGGTAGATGGTAGATACGAATGGCAACCAGTTGTAAGAGTTGGTAGGCATGTACCATTTGGGTATAGACAAGACCCTGATGATTGTGATATACTACTACCAATTCCAGAAGAACTAGAGCTATTTGAAAGAGCTAAAAAGTTTTTAAAGCAATACAGCTATAGAGAAGTAGCAGCTTGGCTCAGTACTCAGTCTGGAAAATACATTTCACATGTAGGTTTATACAAGAGAGTAAAAATTGAGCAACAACGTAAGAACGAAGCTTCAACTCAACGCTACCTCGCCCAAAGGTACAAAGAAGCGTTACAAAAAGCGCAGAAGCTTGAAACCCAAAGACTCGGTTACAGAGAAAGAGTTAACTCCAGCACAGCCTAAGCCTGAAGAAATAGACTTTGAAAAAGCTAGGGAGATAATCTTTGAACCTAATGCTGGACCTCAAACTGATTTTTTGGCAGCAACAGAGCAAGAAGTTTTATACGGAGGGGCAGCAGGTGGTGGTAAGTCTTATGCGATGGTTGCAGACCCAGTGCGGTACTTGGGGAATCCAAATGCACGAATGCTACTTGTTCGTAGGTCTACAGAAGAGCTTAGAGAACTTATATCAGTAAGCAAACAACTTTATCCCAAAGCTATTCCTGGAATAAAGTTTATGGAAAGAGATAAAACTTGGGTAGCTCCATCAGGTGCTACATTGTGGATGTCCTACCTCGACAGAGAAGATGACGTCATGAGATACCAAGGTCAAGCCTTTAACTGGATTGGCTTTGATGAACTTACACAATGGCCAACACCTTATGCATGGAACTATATGAGATCACGTCTCCGTACAACAAGGGCTTCAGGTTTGCCACTGTATATGAGAGCGACTAGTAACCCTGGAGGTCCAGGACATCAGTGGGTAAAAAGAACGTTTATTGACCCTCAAATGCCTAATAATGCGTTCCATGCTACCGATGAAAACGGAGAGGTGATAAAGTGGCCGAAAGGTCATAGTCGGGAGGGTGAGCCTCTGTTCAAACGAAAGTTCATCCCTGCCACCCTCTTCGACAATCCGTATCTGGCAGATGATGGTTTATACGAAGCTAATCTTCTTTCGTTACCTGAGCATCAACGTAGACAACTACTTGAAGGTGACTGGGATATAAATGAAGGTGCAGCTTTTCCTGAGTTTAACAGAAACATACACGTAGTAGAACCTTACGATATACCTTCTAACTGGATTCATTTTAGAGCTTGCGATTATGGTTACGGTTCTTATACTGGTGTTCTTTGGTTTACTGTCGTACCAGGTTCTGAGCAACTAGTAGTATATAGGGAACTATATGTATCAAAGGTTACAGCTACTGACCTAGCTGATATGATTCTAGAAATAGAAAATGAAGCAGGGGAAAATATACGTTACGGAGTTCTTGACTCATCTCTTTGGCATAATCGAGGAGATACTGGCCCAAGTCTAGCAGAACAAATGATTGTAAAAGGTTGTAGATGGAGACCTTCAGATAGATCAAAAGGTTCTCGTGTAGCAGGTAAAAATGAGTTACACAGACGATTACAGGTAGATGAATTTACGGAGGAACCTAAACTTGTGTTTTTTTCTAATTGCACTAGCCTTATATCTCAGTTACCCTCTATTCCGTTAGATAAGAAAAACCCAGAAGATGTAGATACACACGCAGAAGACCACTTGTATGATGCATTAAGATATGGTATAATGACTAGACCACGAAGTAATATATTTGATTTTGATCCTGCTGCACAACGTACAGGCTTTCAAGTATCAGATCCCACATTTGGATACTAAGGAAATAAAATGGCAGAAGAAGATTTTGAAGAAATGATCATGGATATGGAAGAAACTGCATCAGTAGATGACGTTGCAGAAGAAGACTATTCAGATCCACTTACAGGTCACATTGTTCAGTTTGTCAAAGATAAATTTAGTAAGGCTGAGACAGCTAGGCAATTAGATGAAGAACGTTGGATTCAAGCTTACAGAAACTATCGTGGTATATACGGACCTGATGTACAGTTTACTTCTACGGAAAAATCTCGTGTATTTGTAAAAGTAACTAAGACTAAAACACTTGCTGCTTACGGTCAAATAGCAGAGGTATTATTTGGTGGTAATAAGTTTCCTATAAGTATTGATCCTACAGTATTACCAGACGGTGTAGAAGAAACTGTTAGCTATGAAACTAATCCTGAAATACGTAAAGCAGTTAGTGAAGATATGGCTAAATTACTTCCAGGAGAAACTTTACCAGAATATAAAGAACGTCTCGGTGCTTTAACAGGAATATTAGAGCCTGTTATTGATGATGTAAAACCTGGAGTAAACGGTAGTCCATCTGCTATACAACTTCATCCTGCTGAAGTTTCAGCTAAAAAAATGGAAAAGAAAATACACGATCAACTAGAAGAATCTCATGCAAAGAAACATTTACGTGCTGCTGCTTTTGAGGCAGCACTTTTTGGTACAGGGGTAATGAAAGGCCCATTTGCAGTAGATAAAGAATATCCAAACTGGGATGATGAGGGTAATTACTCACCTGTATTTAAAACAATTCCACAAACTACATCAGTATCTATCTGGAACTTCTATCCAGACCCTGATGCAGCTACAATGGAAGAAGCAGAGTATGTTGTAGAAAGACACAAGATGTCACGTTCTCAAATACGTGCTTTAAAGAATCGTCCATACTTCCGTGAAAATGCCGTAGACAATGCTTTACGTCTTGGTGAAAGCTACCGCAAAGAGTGGTGGGAACACATCATGGAAGATAACTCCGAAGAAGATAGAGCTGACCGTTTTGAAGTTCTAGAGTTTTGGGGTTTTGTAGACACAGAAATTATTAAAGATCAAGGGGTAGATATACCCACTGAATTAAAAGATGCAGAACAGTTAAGTGTAAATATCTGGATTTGTAATGGGCAAGTATTAAGACTTGTAATGAACCCATTTACTCCAGCTTATATTCCTTACTTTGCAGCTCCTTATGAGATGAATCCATATAGTATTTTTGGCGTAGGTATTGCTGAGAATATGGATGACACTCAAACACTAATGAATGGCTTTATGCGAATGGCAGTAGATAACGCAGCATTGTCTGGTAATCTATTGATTGAGGTAGACGAGACTAATCTCGTCCCAGGGCAAGACCTCTCCGTGTATCCAGGAAAAGTGTTTAGGAGACAGGGAGGGGCACCTGGTCAAGCTATCTTTGGAACTAAGTTTCCTAACGTATCTAACGAGAACATGCAGATGTTCGACAAAGCAAGGGTATTAGCTGATGAATCAACTGGTTTTCCATCTTTCGCACATGGTCAGACAGGCGTTAGTGGAGTGGGTCGTACTGCTTCTGGTATTTCTATGCTCATGTCTGCTGCCAACGGCAGTATACGCAATGTAGTTAAAAATATAGATGATTATCTATTAGCACCATTAGGCAAAGCCTTCTTTGGTTTTAATATGCAGTTTGACTTTGATAAAGAAATTAAAGGTGACTTGGAGATAAAAGCTCGTGGTACAGAAAGTCTTATGGCTAACGAAGTACGTAGCCAACGTCTTATGCAATTTATGCAGGTGGTATCAAACCCTGCGCTTGCTCCATTTGCACGTATGGATTACATTGTACGTGAAATTGCTAAGTCAATGGATCTTGATCCAGATAAAGTTGGCAACAATATGGCGCAAGCTGCGATTCAAGCTGAAATACTAAAACAGTTCCAAGCTGAAAACCCACCACCTACACCTCCACAAGGTGCTCCACAGCCAGGAAGCCCACAGCAAGCTCCTGCAGGGGCACAGGTGCAGGATACCCAAGGCAGTGGGGGTGGTACCATAGGAACAGGAATAGCGCCTCAGCCAGGAGAACAGGGCTTCTCAGGCAATACTGGTGAACAACAGATGCAATGAAACTAGTCGTGAACAATACTTTAAAACCTTTTGTAAACAATCCAGAGTTGTATAATCCGTTTCTGGAAGAGATAGTTAATAGAATAGAAAAAACTCATAAACGTCTTGAGCAGCTTAACGATATAGAAGAAGTTTATCGTGCCCAAGGTGAGATACGTATGCTTAGATCAATGTTAAGACTTCGGGAAGACATTAATGGCTAATATAACAGAGCAAATGGAAATGTTTGGTTATACTCCTGAAGGAGCAAAACAAGAAGCTGAAAAACTTACAGCTGACGTTAATACAGATCTAACATTTAAAGAAGCTGCAACAAATGTTGGTAGTGTGTTACCTGGAATTGGTACTGCTATGACTGTTGCAGAAATAGAAGAAGAGTTAAAAAAAGAAAACCCTAGTTATGGTAAAATAGCTTTACTTGGTGGCTCTGAAATAATTGGACTTATTCCTGGCCTTGGCACTGCAGCAAAAAGTGCATTAAAAGCTGCAGCTAAAAAGGTAGGTGCTAATAAAGTTGTAAATGCTTTAGATTCTATACCTGAACCAAAAGATCCTGCTAAAACTGAATTATTTGGTGGCGTTAGTATGGAGGGTGCAACTAAAGATAAAAATCTTAAAAAAGCTATTAAAACTTTAAAAGATTCAGATTTTTATAAATTTAATATACCTGCTTCTGAAACAGGTGGTATATCTTACGATTTAAATAAACAAATTTGGAATGACACTGGTTGGTATGTAGATCCTGCGGATGGTCAGTGGCGTTATTTTATAGATGATACTAAGTCTAAATTTAAAAACTTAGATGACCCTTTTCTTTTTAATATGGCTGAATCAACAACTCTTGATTTTCCAAAAGCTTACCAACAAAAACCTTTAGAAAAAGTTTTTGAGCATCCTGAACTTTATCAAAGATACCCTGAATTTAAAGATTATAGAATTAAATTTGTATATGCTCCAAAAGCTTCAGATCATATGGGAATTTTTGATGGGGCAAATAAAGAATTAACTATTAATATAGGTGCTAGAGATCATTATGCTTTAGTAGACGGTCAAAAGGTTGTTAATGATCCTACAGTAAAGAGAACTGTTCTTCATGAACTTCAACATGCAATACAAGCAAAAGAAGGTTTTGTTAGAGGTACACGAGCCGATGATGTTCCAGAAGAACTTGTAGTTGCAAAAGATAAAGAATTACGTGCTAAAAGAGATGTAGATGCAAAAAAAGCTAAGGAAACTGAAGCTGATTTTCAGAGAATATCAAAACGATTACAAGAAGAAAAAGACAAAATTCTTAATAATCCATTACCAGGTTTAACTGCAAAACAAGAAATAGAAATTTATCAAAAACATTATTTAGAGCCTGATAAATTAAATCCCGATGTAACTTGGGCTTCTACGGCAAAAGAATATGGAATGCCTGTAAGTAAAATACAAAAAGCTGCAAATAGAAACAATCTAGTTGCTAGGCTTAGTCAAAAGTTTAAAGAAAGTAATCTTGAAAATAACAGAGCACAAACTGTAGTTTATGGGGTAGAACGAGATTTAGCTCAAATAGAAATGGATTTTTACAAGGGTGCAGGTGGTGAAATAGAAGCACGACTTGCAGAAGATATGTTAGATAATCCTGATATGTTTCCAATTGATGCTAGAGCAGGTATGCTTGAATATGAAGGTAATAAGTATGGTTATCAGGGTAAGTATGGTGTAGATCCTTTTAACTATGAAGTTCAACCAAGAAGAGAACCAGAGTCAACTAATCTTGTAGATACTGTAAAAAAGAAATTTGGTATTGTTGACAATGTAAAACCTTTAACATTACAACAACAAAAGTCTTTATCTCCCGATCTTAAAATACTATTTGACCAAGATAATACACAAGTTTTTAAAAATATTCTTGTAGATGATACTTTTGCAAGAGAAGTTCTTGCAGAGTATAGGTCTCCAACTCGTGATATTACTGGAGATCCTGCATCATTAAAAGATGTTCAAGCTGTAAGAAAAGAATTATACGATTTAACTCAAGAGTCTTTAAAAGATTTACCTGAAAAAATTACAGTTTACAGATATGGACCTTTAAATGAAAGTGATGGTGTATCATCTTTCACTTTAAACCCTAATTTTGGAACTTTAAGTTTACCGTGGGCAGAACAAAAAAATTATCCGTTAGAATCTTATACCGTAAAAAAATCAGAAATACTTGCAGCTCCTGATTTAATTAGAACTTTTGATGAAGCTGAAGTAATAATAAAAAATGATGCAGTAAAAAAATTAAAAAGTTTTGCCGAAGGAGGCGACACAGTGAGACCAGAACCAAGACCAGATATTGTTGATGTATCTCCTAGAGCAGAAGCAGGTGATCAAGACCTTATTAAAAAAGATAGCCCATTTCCCGATCTTAAACCAAAGCAAAGACCTAACTTAGATGAATATAGAGGTCGTACCTATGATATATACTCTGTAGAAATTGATGGAAGAGAGACAAATATTATTGAGTTTAAAGATGGTTCAAGAATGTCTATGCCTCAAGTGCAACAAATGTTTGAAGAGTATAAAAGTGCTTCAGAACCGATTCCAGGAAAACAAACTACAAAAGAAATACTAGATTTTCTTCAAAATAATAACCCTACAAAAGAAGAGTTTATTAGACATTTTACTGCTAAAAGATTAAACAAAGGTGGATCAATAATGAACGAACAAATGCAAATGGCTTTTATGAATGAAGGCGGATTAAAAGATGATGGTATGGATAAAGATCCAGTATCAGGTAATGAAGTTCCATCAGGTTCTATGGCAAAAGAAGTACGAGATGATATTCCTGCACAGTTATCTGAAGGTGAATATGTAGTTCCTGCCGATGTTGTTCGTTATTACGGTGTAAAGTTTTTTGAAGATTTAAGAGAAAGAGCAAAAATAGGCTTGCAAGAGATGGAAATAAATGGTAGAATAGGTGGTGAACCTGTTCCTGCAGGTGGTCCAATAAATGACGAAGAGCTGTCTCCACAGGAAATGCAAGCTATACAAGAAATGATGGGTATGGCTGAAGGTGGTATAGTAAATATGTACAAACAACAGCAAGAACTTTATACAGCTCCAAACCCTGCCATAGGTAATACTGTAGAAATGAACCAAGGCGGTCAAGTAAGTGGCTATCAAGCTGCAGGAGATGTAGCCTCTCAAACTGAACAAGGTTTTCTTCAACAAGGTCAACAAGCACAACAAAGAGGTTTTGTAGGCTTTCCTTTAGGTGCTACAATCTTTCCATCAGAAAAAACTGGTCAGACAGTTTTAGGTCCAGTTGGAACTCAAGTAGCAACAACTGGAGCTATTGATGCAGCAGCTACAGGAACTGCAGGTACAGATACTTCAGCACTAACTACTGTAACTCTTTATGGACCTAATGGTGAAATAGTTGTTTTAACTTTACCAACAGATCAGGCTAGATATGATCAGCTTATTTCTGAGGGTTATACTACAACACCTCCTGTAGCAGGTGAGCCAGTTGTAAAAGGTGGTGATGATGACGATGATGATAAAGTAACAACAGATCCAAATGCTTGGATGGACAAATTTAATTATAATGACTTTGGTAAATTAGGTACGCAAACATCTGACATGCTTAAAAAGGCTCCTGTTGGAGGAGCAATAGGTGCATTTATAAATGGGACAAGAGCAGCCCAAGCTGCTGCTAATATTATTATAATGAAAGCTAATGGACAAGACGTAACACAACTAGAAGCAGATTGGAATAAATTTGTTGATAGTGATTTAGTGCTTAAAAATTTACCAAAAGAACTTATTAATGGTGATAGGTTCGCTAAAGAAATCATGCTAAAAAATATCGGGCTTGCACAATCTAAAGCTACAGACTTAGATGGCAATCGTTTATTTGAAGATGATCAAGCTTTTAGAGATCACATGTCTCAGGTTCTTCCAGAAACAGTCTCAAGTCCAGGGTTGTCTGGAAGCACCGCAGCCTCTCAAGCTGAAGTTGCTAAAGAACAAGAAGTTATGTCTCAGGAAGTTGTAAAGAAAAAGAAAAAGAAAAAAGATAAACCAGCACCAATAGGCACAACTTTTAAAGCAGGTGAATCTTCTATGGAAAAAGAAATTGATAAAAAGGCTAAAGCTTTTGCAGAAAGTGGTAAAAAATTTGATATGAATGATCCATCAACTTGGGGATCAAGCAAAGGCGGTCTAATGACTAAAGGCAAAAATAAAAAATAACTATAAGGCTACTCAGCTTCGGCTGACCCCAACATAAAAAGGAGAAAAATATGCCTGAACTAGCAGAAGTAGAAACATCAAAAACAGCAGGATTTGTTGATAGAGGTTATAACTACGAAAAGAAGCGTAAGCGAATGGAAGAGGAAGAAGAGGAGATTCGTAAACTTGAAGCTGAACAACGTGGAGAAACAGACGAAGGACAGCAACCAGAAAAAGAAACTTCCGAAAAGAAAGAGACCGATACAGAAGCTAAAGAAGAAACGCTATCTGCTGAAGAAAAATCGTTTAAAAAGCGTTACGGTGATCTAAGACGCCATATGCAAGAAAAAGAAAAGGAATGGGACGAAAAGTTCAAAGCCTTTGAAAAACGATTAGAAAAAGAATCTATTGTACCACCTAAGTCTGATGAAGATATAGAAGAGTGGTCTAAACAATACCCAGACGTAGCAGGTATAGTAGAAACTATTGCTGCTAAAAAAGCTCAAGAGATGTTTAGTAAAGCTGAAGCTCGTATGCAAGAGTTTGATAAAATTCAAACAGAAGCTGAAAGAACTAAAGCTGAAAATACAATACGTAAGTCACATGAAGACTTTGATGATCTACGTGCATCTGATGAGTTTCATAATTGGGTTGAAGAACAACCTAAGTGGGTACAAGATGCACTGTACGAAAACTCAGATGACCCAGCTTCTGTAGTTCGTGTTATAGATCTTTATAAAGTAGATAAAGGTCTAACTAAAAGTGCAAAGAAAGCTAAAGCTAAAGATGCAGCTTCTACTGTAACTAAACGTAGTAAAACACAAGTAGATGTAGAAGATGCAAATGACGTAATTCGTGAGTCAGAAGTCGCTAAAATGTCCGATAAGGAGTTTGAAGAGAAATCTGACAATATTAACAAGGCTATCCGTTCGGGTAAATTTGTTTACGATGTATCTGGCAAAGCTAGATAAAAACTGTTGACAAATCAATTTTCAGCAGTATAACTATGGGTACGTTGACAAAAGCCTCTTTTTGACTACCTTTTGTCGCACCTAAATTCATAAAAAGTCTAAACTACAAAGAACTACCTGGACAAGTATAGGCCCAGTGGTATTCGGTAGCGCAACCTAATACTAACTGCACCCTAGAAAACGTACAGCCCCTTTTAGATGTTTAAGCTTAATTCAAGCCAAATATCAGGAGGATTTTATCATGGCTTTTACAACCGCATCGGGTTACGGTAATTTACCTAACGGTAATTTTAGTTCCGTAATCTACTCCAAGAAAGTGCAACTTGCATTCCGTAAGAGCACTGTCGTAGGAGACATAACTAACTCTGATTACTTTGGGGAAATTTCTGCCCAAGGTGACACAGTTAAAATTATCAAAGAACCTGAAATTTCAGTGAACGCCTATGCTAGGGGTACACAAGTTTCAGCACAAGATCTAGACGATGAGGATTTTTCTCTGGTCGTTGATAAAGCAAACTACTATGCTTTTAAAATTGACGATATTGAGGAAGCTCACTCACACGTTAACTTTATGGATCTTGCTACTAACCGTGCAGCTTACCGTTTAGCTGATCAGCATGACCAAGAAGTTCTTGGTTATCTATCAGGTTATAAGCAGTCTTCTCTACACTCAAATGCAGGTACAGTGAATGACGTAGTAAACGGAACTAAAGCTGTTTCAACGGCAGGTTCTGACGAATTGTTGACATCAATGAAACTCCGCAAGGACTCATTTGGCAACATCACAACAAGCTCTGCAGGAGATCATTCAATTCCTGTAGCAGCACGTCTACCAGGTGCAACAGCACTACCAACAGCAACTGCTTCCCCTGCAATGGTTGTTGCAAGAATGAAGCGTTTGTTAGATCAACAACAAGTTGATACACAAGGTAGATGGCTTGTAGTTGACCCTGTATTTATGGAAATCATGGCTGATGAAGATTCACGTCTATTGAATGCTGATTTCGGTGAAGCAGGTGCACTACGTAATGGTCTAGTACTGAATAACTTACATGGCTTTAGAGTCTACAGTTCTTCAAACCTTCCTGCAGTAGGAACAGGTCCAGGAACTACAGGTTCTGCAAACCAAAACAGTAACTATGGTGTTATTGTTGCAGGTCATGACTCAGCAGTAGCAACTGCAGAGCAAATCAGTAAGACTGAAACATATCGTGATCCAGATAGCTTTGCTGACATTGTTAGAGGAATGCACCTATATGGTCGCAAGATTCTACGTCCAGAAGCAATCGTCACTGCTAAATATAACGCAGCTTAAGGGAGGATTGACTTATGGCTACTTATGATATGACAGCAAAAGCAACTACTGGCGTAAATTCCGACAGTATTGCTGAAGCACGATCACGATTTCAATCAAACGGCATGTACATGCGTGAGGCTGTACTTGACTTTGATAAGATGACTGCCGCAGGTTGGACTGCTGCTAATGGTGACATTTTTCAACTACTAGAGATTCCTGCTGACACTATGGTGTTATTCGCAGGTGCTTACGTTGAAGCTGCTGCTGATGGTACAACTCCAACTGTTGATATTGACTTTGCTGAAGGCGATGACATTATTGATGGTGGTGACATCTCATCTACTGGTTGGTTGGCACAAGGTACTAACGGTACTGCTATGACTACTGCAGGTACTCTTGCATTTACACAGCACGTAACAACTACAGACACAATTGACGTTAAGTTGATTGCTGCTTCTGCAGACGTTACATCTGGACGCATTCGTGTTGTCGCAGGTTGTGTAGACACAGGTATCTCAGGTCGAGTACGAGCAACTGAAGTATCTCGTGACCAAATATAAATACTTTAAGGGGCAGGGCAACTTGCCCCTTTAACCTTATCTAAGGGATTTTTTCATGGCAACTTACATAACACTGGTAAATCAACTTCTAAGACGTTTAAATGAAGTTACACTAGATACCGCAGGTGATGGATTTGACACAGTCCGTAACGTTCAGGCACTTGCTAAAGATGCTATTAATAACTCCATTAGAAATATAATACAAACAGGACAAGAGTGGTCTTTTCTTAAAACAACCTACACACAAACATTAACAGCAGGAACAAGATTATATTCTTTTCCTGCTGATTTTGCAACTGTAGACTGGGACACTTTCTATTTAAAAGAATTAGGATCTGCAAACAATACACCTAGTTTTCTTCCTACAATATCTTTTGAAGAATACACGCAGAGATTTCGTGGGTTAGATGATCAAGGAGATTCTGGTTCTGGTATATCTGCACCTGAAAGAGTTTATCAAACACTAGAAGCAAAGTTTGGTGTAACTCCTGTACCAAATAATAGTTATGAAATAGAATATGTATACTGGTCATTTCCATCTGATTTAGCTTTGTTTAATGATATATCTGTTATTCCAGATAGATTTAATCATGTAGTTATTGATGGTGCTATGATGTACATGATGAGATTTAGATCTAATGATCAAAGTGCTGCAATACATCAACAAAACTTTCAAGAAGGTATACGATCAATGAGACGAATACTTATGGATGACCCACTTGATATTAGATCTACAGTAATACAAAGAAACAAATCGTTTAGTAACACTATCAGCAGTATTGTATAATGGCCGAAAATCTAGCTTCCTTTAAAGTCTTCTGTCAAGGTGGACTTAACACTAGCAGGGATGTGCTATCTCAAGGTGAAACACAACCTGGATCAGCTATTGCTCTTATTAACTATGAACCTGCTGTTACTGGTGGTTACAGAAAAATAAATGGTTTTAGTAACGACTATGGTACAGTAACAGGGCAAGCTAACACATCTGTTTTAGGTGTTTGTGTAGCTAACGGTATTAATGACGGTATATTAGCTTGTAGAAAACCTGCGTCAGGTAATAACTATTTACACTATTGGAATACTTCTACTTCAGCTTGGGTTGCTGTGACTACTTCTGGCTCACCTACAATGACAGGTGTATCTAAAGTTAGATTTACAAGATTTAATTTTGGTAGTCCAAAGGTAATATTAACAGACGGTATAAATCCTGCAGCTACTTATGACGGTACAACATATACCCAGATTACACATGCTAATGCTCCAACAGACCCTAAGTATTCTGCCGTATTTCAAAACCATATGTTTTTAGCAGGTGATCCTGCAGAAGATACAAACTTATATTTTAGTGCTCCTTACGCAGAAACAGACTTTAGTGCAGCAAACGGATCAGGTGTTATAAATGTAGGTTTTCCTGTTGTAGCAATAAAACCTTTTAGAGATGCGTTATACATTTTTGGCAGTAACAACATCCGTAAACTTGTTGGAAATAACATAGCTAACTTTGTTTTAGAAACAGTTACTGATGACTTAGGATGCCTAGCTACAGACAGCGTTATAGAAATCGGTGGTGACTTACTATTCTTATCCCAAGATGGTCTACGTCCAGTTTCAGGTACAGATAAGATTGGTGACGTAAACCTAGAAACTGTGTCAAAAGATATTCAGTCTATCTTTACAGACATTGTTTTTGACATTGATCTTGATACACTCAATGCTGTAGTAATTAGACAAAAGACACAGTTTAGATACTTCTTTGGTGCTGCAGACTCACAGGGTGTTATAGGTGGATTTAGACAAACACCAAATGGGTTGCAGTTTGAATATGGGCAGTTACTAGGTATTACAGCTACTTGTGCAGACAGCGGTTACATAGGACAGAATGAGTTTGTAATACATGGGGATAGTACAGGTAAAGTACATAGACAAGAACAAGGTAATGACTTTGATGGCACAGACATCTTTAGTATATTTCAAACACCGTTCTTTCATATGCAAGACCCAGAGCAACGTAAAGTATTTTATACAGTAGCTACTTACTTACGTTCTGAAGGTGATAATACAATTGTTATGTCGGCTGTTTATGATTATGAAGATGTAGATACGCTCAACCCAACAAACTTTAATCTAACAACAGAGGGCGCAGCAGCATACTATAATGAGGCAATATACGACAGCACTGCAATATTTGATGGTAATCCATCACCAGTTCAAAGAACTAATATTGAAGGATCAGGTAAATCAGCATCTTTAAAATTCGTTACTAATGATTCCAGTGCATCACACAGTATACAAGGTCTAGTGGTGACATTTGGAGTAGGAGACAGGTTATAACATGGCAGGTTATTCAAGACAATCCGTAGCTGACATTATCGCTAATGCGGTTATTAA